CAGGTGTAGTCGTAGTGTGGCATAGAGGATATAAAGTATAGCATGGTATAATATTTGTATGTACGAATACAATGTGAAGAAGGTGACTAAAATCGTTGATGGCGATACGATTGATGTGGATATCGATTTGGGGTTTAATATTTCGTTTTCGCAACGGGTGAGGTTGGCGGGGATTGATACCCCTGAGTCACGCACCAAAGACCTCCGAGAGAAGGCTCTGGGGCTCGAGGTTAAAAATAAAGTGAAGGTTTCTATGGAGAGCGCCAAAAAGGTTGTTATAAAAACGGAGCTGCCTGATAGCACCGAAAAGTATGGGCGCATTTTGGGTTGGGTATATTTGGATGGGGCAACCAAATCCTTGAACGAACAACTCATCGAAGAAGGCTACGCATGGGGATACATGGGCGAAACCAAAATCAAAGACTTCGATGCCCTCCTCGCCAAGCGCAACGGTAAATGAAAGTTTGGATTGACCATATGAATCACGACCACTCATCCACATCTAATTTTGTAATGATTAGCGAAATGAACTTAATGTGGGTATTGATGGCATTAATGGCTGCCCATCATTTTTGGATGTGGAAAAAATCAAAAGGTTGTCACTGTCATAAAAACTGTAAATCAAAGAACGCAAGCTAATGAGAGTTTGGATTGACCAAGACCTATGTACTGGAGATGGGCTGTGCGCCGAGATCGCACCCGATGTGTTTACGATGATGCCCGACGGTTTGGCATATGTACGCGAAGGGGACAAAATATTTGCCTCCTCTGTGGGAAACCCCGAAGGAGCCGAAGGTATGGCATCTTTTGGCGATGATCGACTGCAAGATGTGATCGAAGCTGCCGAAGAATGCCCCGGCGAATGCATATTCATCGAACCATAAGCCCGCAACAGCCACACCCCATAGTCACCCAAAAAGACTTTAAAAGACTTAGTACTTTTCGTGCCACCGGTTAAGGAGTCTGATTCAAGCCCTGGCGGAAATCCAAGTTCATTACAAACCTAAAAGGGGATAACACGGGACTTGACCCGGCGTGGAATGTATTACCATCAAAAATAATAGCCCGACCTTTTTGCGGGTACACCGTATCCACAAGATCCCAAGCATTATCAAAAAACATTGTTGGACCATCCGAATAGTTAATATAATATATACAAACCATATGGTCAACCTTAACCCCATCCTCATACCCCAAATCAACATGAGGAACATGAGGCTCATATTTACTGTACGGAGGGCAAGGAGAAGTCACATTCACCTTCGCTCTAAACAAAGTGATATTCCCACACTCCCGCACAATCGCATCAAACAACGGGCGGATAATCTGCAAATGAGGAGAAGAAGCCTTCTCCCCATGCATATACAAATGATGTGTCAACTGATCCGGGGCATGAGCCCAAAGTTCATCCCCAGAATTAATATGGGTAGGTTGAAACCGATAAGGAAACTTATTAGAAGAAACATACTCCAACAACGAATCCTGCTGCTCTGGGGTAATAAAGTTATCAATTATTTTCATAAGCTGGCGAGGTAGGGATCGAACCTACGACAAGCGGATTAACAGTCCGCTGCTCTGCCTACTGAGCTACTCGCCATTGTATTACTTGATCAACAGTATAGCAATTGTAATTGCATGAAGTGTGAAATACACTGCATGTGTAATCTTATCTTGTTTTGACATTTTCATCCTCCTTTGAGCCCGATGAGGGAATCGAACCCCCGACCCCTTCATTACAAGTGAAGAGCTCTACCGCTGAGCTAATCGGGCGTTATTGTATTTTATTTGATAATTTATTTCCTAAACAAAAAATTAATAACAATTCTTTTTGAATTCACAACAGGACTACTGCCGCCGTGAAACAATGAATCATTAAAACATATAGCTTTGCCTTTTTCTGGCTTTATTCGCACATTTTCTTGATAACTTTGTCCTTTGTAGAATATAGTATCACCATCGCTATCATTGACATAATAGATGACAGAAGAATGCGGCCTGCGAGAATCAGTGTGCGGTTTATACAAAACGGAAGATTCTGAAACTTTTGTCTGTAGCCCTATCCGGATTCTTCCGATTGAACTGTACTGAATATTAAATTCTTTTTCAAAAATTGGGATAGTAGATTTAATTAAATCATTAAAACTATCGAGGTATCCATTCCCGGTAGCATTCCCGTAATAGTCAACCATGTGCACAAAACCGTACTCATTAATGTTTCTTGGCGTTACCTCCGTATAGGAAATATTATCACGGTAGTACCACGGGAATTCTTTTGATGTTAGTGTGTTGTAAATATAGTTTTCCATCTTCTCTGGTAAAATGGATTTCTTTTCTAAAATAGTCATATTTTATTATAACACTCCTTTGACGGTATATTTTTCACTACATTTCCACCGCTGAGCTAATCGGGCACTGACTAATCGCCTTTAGAAACAATATCATAATCATACCTGTCGTCATCCGATGTCAACCACTTATCCCCATCTTCAACATCCCAAATTTTTGTATTAATCAATCTTTCAATCAAGCTATCACCCTTCTTCGTTGTATAAGAAGGATCCCATAGCCTAACCCTGTTATTTGGCTGGATGGCAAAATTACCATCCTTGCGTAAAATTACATGACCACACTTATGTTGACCCGGATTTACAGAATAACCCGTATCAAGAAGATTCACATCAGGGTTATGCCAGTCAAGAGTAAACATGTACTTGCCATCAACTTTTTCTTTACGGCGATTAATATATGTCATTGACATACCGCGCATGTGCTCAAAGATTGTTACGCTGATATGAGAAGAAAAACTATTCCACAACACAAGGTCGTGTATATCCACCTCAGGAGCGTCCAGAGTGTCACAGAAAGCATTTATAGGTGCTCTCCACCAAACCCCACCATCTTCCATTAAAAAATGAAACACAGGCGCTCTATCTGGTATTGATGCTACCCCAAAAATTACACACGGAAATTTAAGATCATGGCTATCAACTTGATCGCGCAAAAAGTTACCACGCACATAACACTCGATAGGTGGAATGCTTGCGTTCAGTTCTGGCATTTTACATATTCCTTTATAGCTTGCTAAACATATTTAATCAAACTGGATAGTACATATTTTACCACACCAGTTTGAGGAGCTATGTCTGCTGCAATCAATGTGTAATTGTACAACAGGTTGTCAACTCTTCTTCTTTTATAAGCGGAGTGGTATTCAATTAGAAAAACTGCTGGCTCAAAATTCATTGCTTCTAATATCTCAACTTCCGCGCCCTCAGTGTCAATTTTTACTATTTGCGCTTTTGGCAAAAGTTTTGCAGACATCACATCAACAATTTCACTCTTATCGGTTTGCTGCCCCCCTTTATAAAAAGAGCATTCACCAACATTGTTCAACCCATGATACATTTCTTTTTTTTCATTTTCAGAACCAATAGCCATATTTAACGCAAGTATGCCATCAATGTTTTTTGTATTTTTTTTTAATAAATTAAAATTATCTTTAATTGGCTCATATGAATAGATTGTTGAATTCTGCCATTTTTTACTAGCCCAAATTGCAAAACCACCAATGTTTGCACCAATGTCTAAAATTGTGGGATTAGGGTGGTTGTATGGAACATCATATTCTCCATCATTAATTTTTTTAATATGATCTACCATATTTTCTGGTACTTTCATTACAGTTTTTTCTTCACATTCTTTTTTGCAGCAATTTTCTTAGCCGCCTTCTTCTTAACCCTTGGCTTTGGCATATCAGGAGTTGGAAGCCATTTTCCCATTGATTCTGAAAGAGAGTCGATGACCCGCTCATTTTCATATTGGATGAGCGATAGCACCATTTTATGAATTGCCTTACTCTTGGCATCTTCAGGGTCCGGCTTTAATACCTCATCAACAGCTTCTTCAATTACTGCAAGATGACAATGCAGCAACTCATGAACAATAGTCGCCCGAAGATCCTCGGGGGTATCTTTTCTAAAATCTTTATGTAAATACATTTTTGCTAAATGCTGACCATGAATAACTTCTGTTTCACCAAGAGCATCCACATTGCAAGGCTTTGCTTGCATAAGAATTGTCCAATGAGACAACCCCATCATGTTCTTTAGCTTGTTAACATAGCGAACAACCCAGACATCCATTTCCTGAGACACAGCAGGTTGCTTAGCCATTTACAATACCTGAATTTTCTTCTACAAGCTTCTTTTCATCTTCGCTCACATACAGGCGAAGTGCATAAATACATGGGTCTCCGCCATTTTCCCATTCTTCATCTTCTTCCCGACTTTGCGGAATGCCATCATGGGTAGAACACACTGGTTTACTAATCCAATTATTCTGGATACCTAACAACAGCCAGTCTTCAAAACTTTTCTCAACTGCCCAGGGATTATAATTTTTTTCTGGGTCATAAAAATTATCGGTCATCTCTCCTCCACTTAAAAACATTATTTACATATACAATCCCATAAAAAACAGAACCAAATATAAAGCCATACTGTTTGCTAGTAATTGCAAACACTGTCCATAAACACTCTACACATATTAACCAAACAAATGCTTCCCATCTTTTTTTACCAACAAAAAAAATGCCGACAACTCCCATTGTAGCAAGAAGCCAAGACCATGCTTGGTTGCTCATGCATTCTCCATTGGTAGCAAGAATTCTCCACGAATCCACATTAGTGCAATCGCAGAGTAGCCGCCAATATCAAGCAATGTATCATAAATGCTTTCACCTGAGACTGCATTTGTAACCCCTTTTGGTTTAGATAAAAGATTCTCTAATCTTGCAACTTTATCATGCAATCGGATTGTTAGCCCGTTTAGACCAAATCTTTCAATATTTTTTGGTCCGTAATCTTTTTGTTTTTTAACTAAAGTAGAAGAAAGCATTTTTTGATTTAAAGAAATACCATTTACTTTGCAGTAATGCAAACCGACAGCACCAATCATTGACCATAACCAACTATGGTACTGCCGGCAATGCATTAACTCATCTTCACTTTTATTTACAAAATAGTGCGGGTCACTCTCCCATGTCTTGTTATCAATGCACCAATCAATAATTTTTTTAATGTTATCAATATGATTATCTGACAAGTCAATTCTGAGATTCTTCCAATAAGGATTACTCATTCGTGAATTCTGAGAAGTGCCGCACTCCATGGTCATGCGAGTTATGTCAAACCTATCTACAAACCAAAACAAATCTCTTACGGCTTCTTCCGCACAAAATTCCCATGACTTTGTATTTCGCACAACCATTGTTTTTTCCATAGTTAGCTATTTGCTCGCTCAACTTTAGGATCAATAATTTCAAAGTGTCCACGCTTTACTTTCTTAAAGTAAGAACGATTCGCATTATAAAAATTATAAAAAGTCGGGAGTGAGATTTGTACATCTGTAGCTAATTGCACAGGTGTAACAACTTTCCCTACATTTCCGTTAAGAAAGTTAACAATGTTATCTTGCTTAGATTTTCTTCCAGCCATTTTATTTACCACCTTTTCTGTGAATTTAAAAAATTCAGCGTATGTTGAATATATTTCTTCATCAATGTTGTAATACTTGATGGTCTTTGATGGAGCCCAACCTTTGTAATGACCATATATGACAGAAGCAGCTTCTCTCTGGTTAGACACAGGAACTGATGCAATTAGTTTATTAAAAATAGCATCAAACTCTTTTGTCGCTGTAAACCCAGGTTCTTCTTCGTGAATGTTTTCTTCTGACATATCCAGCCTTTCTCTCGGTGTAGTCATATTAGCATTTTTAGAAAACGAAATCAACGGGGAGTCAAAGTTTTTTAAAATAAAAAACGAGCGCCTCAATGCACCTACAATAACCTTTCGGAATACTATAAGCCTAGAAGCGCTCGTTTAAATTTATTTTTTAACAGTTGCTGGTTTTACTACTTTTTTTGCAATAACTTTATCTGCATGCCAATCAATATGTTTTTCAAGTTTAGTGTCAACATCTTTAACATCTTCATGCAAGTCTTTTAGCAAAAGAGCTACGACACCATGATCTGCTTTATTCTCTTTCCTGCTCATCTGGACTAGTGCTGCAAGTATTCCACCTACAGCGGCAATGGTTGCTACAATAACTGCTTCCATAAATTACTTAGCCATCAAGAAGTCAGCGATTACATCGACATTAATGTCAAACGAACCGAACTGGCTTTCATGAGCCTTAAGTGAATTAATCAAGTCTGCTTTGCGAACAGCAACCTTTTCTGGATCGCCATCACCGAACGATGTGGATGGTGATGGGGTTGGTGAAGTGCCTTCACTTGTTGAACCACTGTCGCTACCTGAAAGAGTTGTTTTTGTTTCTGTCAACATAAAAGTGACATCCTTAACTGCTTTTCCAAGTACATCAATTTGTTGCTGGTGGTAAGCGGCGGCTTCAACAAATTCTTTCATTTGTGTAAAAGCAGCTTTTGCCATTTCTTCGTTCTTGCTTTTGAGGAATGAATGCTGATTAATCATTGTTTCAGCACTATCCACGGGGATACTAATAAATTTCATAAACTCTCCTTATATCAAAGATATACTTATAAGCATATCACATTAAATATTCTTTAACCCTGTTTATAATATAGCTCATGATGGCTTCTTCATCGTCTTCCTCATCATCTTCTTCTGGCTCAACTACGCCGTCTGGGATGATGGCAAATCTGCACTTGCCTTCTTCCTCAACTTTTTGTGCGAGTATCTTGCATACCCCTTCGCCTTCATATAAAACGCAATTAGAACATTTGACTCCGATGTCAGCTACATCATTTTCATCCGGGGAATCGTAGCCAGCCCAAACCCCGGTTTCGTCTTCGTTAAACTTGCCGTACCGGCGAGTGATTGCTATCAGCATATCAGCCAAGACTGCTTCTTGCTCGTCAAGGTCATCTGCAATCTTATTCACAAACTCCTCGGACTTGTTCACAGTCCTATAACCGCCGCCTCGTTTTTTATATTCACGGACGAGCCATGCATTTGCATAGGCTGAAGGGTAGACATCAAATTTTGCTTTAGCCTCCGCTTTGACTCGGGCGTAAAGAGACGGGTTGGTTGGAACATTACGAGATGCTTTCTCAACATCTGTTGAAACATTAATAGGCTTCTTGTCCTGCCTCGTCTGGGAGGACTCAGCCGTGCGCTTACGCCTAACTGCTGAAGCAATCTGTGCGGGTGTCATTCTTGCAGCACGAGCGGCAGGTACACACTTTGGGTACTTCCCTGACTCAGCGTCTGCTCTGCCGCATGGTTCAAAACCACCGCCAGCTTTTGGTCGGGATATGTCCACCCATCTTTCTTTAAACCATTGATCAAGACTTTTCCCAAAATCTTCTTTTTTCTTTTTTTTCTTTGGCTTATATCCTTGCTGAGGATTCTTAATCCCTGAACCCATCGAACTAGTCGTTACTTCATTTACCTTTTCTTCATAACCGCTAACTCTTGCAGCAACGCCCTGCATTTGAGCTTTTGCTTTTGCGGCTTCCATCGATTGCTGATCGCCTGTAGTGTAGGTGTAGCATTTACCACTATCTCCCCATTTGTAGCCGGGGTTGTTTCCGTCTGAACATGAACGAATAGGCATGATTTAATATCTTATCATATTATTGATAAATACTCACAACATCAGCCTGATTCCAACGCTGAACTGGTATCTCCACCCGCCAAAAATAGGCGGCAGCGTCTTCTGATGAATAGACAATTCTTGCGTAAGCTTTCTTTGCACCTTCATCGTATACAGGGCAGGAGCCGTTGCTACAAAAGTATAATGCTTTATATTGATACCTGTCTTGGTGCCAGTGAACGGCATTAACCACAGTTAAGTTTTTATTGCAGTAGGGGCATGTTCTTACCGGATACGGAAAGTCTTTAATTACTTGTCCCAAAATCATATCGATCATCTCCATCATCATTAATTATTTTCTTTCTTAGAATATAAGTAATGACTTCATCTATTTTGTTTCTTGCAATTTCTATACCATCCATTAAAGCATTAAGTTCTTCAATTGACATAGGGTATTTGTCATCCGGTGACATTATAACAAAAGCTGGAACAAAAGTTTCTTCAAAAGGCACTGCCTTAACAATAATCTGGAGAGACTCAATATCCTCTAGATTTATATCAGAGTTATAGCTAGTTATTCTCATCTATGTCTTTTCTTATTAATTCTTGGAGGTGGTAATTTTGCCTGCACTCTTTCAACTTTCTTTTCAGCTTTCTTTTCAGGTGGTTTGATAAACCTAATCCACTGGTATACTAGCATTATTAGTATGCTGGATGTAAAAGTTATTTCTCTTTCCAGAAGGATGTTTGTGGAGTATTTTACACCTATCGCAGAAACCGCAGTCCACACAAACCAAAAAAAGAAATTTGTCATGGGTAGATCATACCAGGAATTTTTATTTTTTTTCTATTTCTTAATACATTTTTTGCAAAAAGATGGTATGCTTACGCATGCAAGGCGTACCAGCATACTAGTATATTACTAATACTTATAAACTATATATACTTAATATACTTAGCATACTAAGTATACTAAGTATGCTAGGTGTTCAGATAACAAGAAAAGTGATATGGTAGTACTATGCAAATCATCGCAATTGTAGAATCTGATGACTATGGCCCGGCTGCGATTATTGACCCGGATCATATTAGCGTCATGAAATTTGATGATTTCTATATTGCAGCAACTCGGTGCGTATTTACAAATATGCCCATCAGTTTAGAAATTTCTGAAGAAACTGCTAACGACTTGATTAAAAAAGGTGTAAACTGTCTCTCTATGTCATCGAACTCAACGGTACTTGAAAATGAGAAAGAGTAACACCTTCAATGAAAAAAATTAGTTGGTTTAGTCTTAATCATCAAGATGCGTCTGGGGACACCTGGTACAGCCAGGGTTACTATAATGCAGCAATATCCACAATTAAAGCTTTGCAGGCTAAAGAGTGCGCTGTGTTCTATAACAGGGAAGATATCCCTTACCATGTTAATTTTTGTCCGCCGACTTATTACCAGATAAAGTCAAAATATAATATTGGGTATACACCATGGGAGTCTACCAAGATTCCTCCGCATTGGGTGGATAATATGCGAAGGTGTGATGAAATCTGGGCAACATCTGATTTTATTAAAGATGTTTATATTAAGAACAATGTTAATGCCAATGTGTTCACTATCCCTCACGGTATCTCTGAAGAGTTTTCCATTATCGACAGAGAATTAACAGGTCGGTTCAACTTCCTGCATGTGGGCGGGGACTCTAAGAGAAAAAATGCACAAATGGCTGTTGATGCTTTTCTTGAGCTTTATGATGGCAATGATGACTTTAGACTTATATTAAAATACAACAAGTTTTGTTTAGCAGAGATTTATTTGAATGATAAACTTGTACCCGCATCCTATCATCCTCAAATTATTTCTATACCAGAAAATTTTGACACACTTGATTTAGTTGCTTTGTATCATAAATGTCATTGCATGATATACCCAACAATGGGCGAGGGTTTTGGGATGATCCCATTTGAGTCTATAGCAACAGGGCTTCCGACTATTGTAACAAATTTAACTGGCTGTGCAGATTTTGCAAAATATGGCATACCTTTGGAAGCAACTTTTATTAAAGCAGATTGGCAAGATCATTTGTATGATTGCGACACTGGTGAATGGGCAAGTCCAGACTTCCAGCAATTGATGGACCTTATGGAAAATGTTGTTAATGAATATGAAGATTTTAAAAAGTATGCAATAAAATCTGCAAGAATCTTGCACTCGGAATGGTCGTGGGCGGCGACTGCTGATAAGATACTGGCGCGTTTAGAGTTTTACGAAAATTCTTTATCGTAGTCCTTAGTATCAATCTTTGACTCTGCTCTTGGCACAGTCTAAACTGGATACTCTTATCTATCAGGAGGTATTACATGTCGCTATTGTCGCCAGAGTTTATTGCTAGTTATATTACAAAGACCCCACCTTGGGGTTTTGGTGGTCTTGGAGAAGTTGTTTTTCTTAGAACCTATAGCAGAAAAATTGAAGGCACTAATAAAACTGAGACATGGGTACAAACCATTAAAAGAATAATTGATGGCGCAGTCGATATCGGTGTTCCATTTTCTAAAGAAGAAGCCGAGCAGTTGTTTGATCACATGTTCCAGCTTCGATGCTCAGTATCTGGCAGAGCCCTCTGGCAGCTCGGCACACCTCTTGTATCTCAATTCTCGGGTACTTCGTTGAATAATTGTTTTTATACAAACATTGAAAAAATTGAAGACTTTGAACTTTTGTTTGATTACTTGATGCTGGGTGGAGGTGTTGGTTTTTCAGTAGAGCGATCAAAAATTCATGAACTACCAAAGGTCAAGGCAGTTAAGTCAATTACTGCCGAAAGAAGCAATGATGCTGACTTCATCGTTCCGGACTCAAGACAAGGTTGGAGAGAGTTGCTTCATAAAGTGCTTGAATCATATTTCATTTCTGGTAAATCTTTCACATACTCAACTTTGCTAATTCGTGAATTCGGTACACCACTCAAGACATTCGGAGGCACTGCCTCGGGTTCTGGAGCTTTGGTTGATGGAATTGACGACATCTGCAAGGTTCTTAATGAGCGTGTTGGCAAGAAACTTCGTTCCGTTGATGTTTTGGACATTTGCAATATCATTGGAAGAATTGTAATCTCTGGCTCTTCACGAAGGTCTGCACAAATTGCAATTGGTGATCCTGATGACATGTTGTTCCTTAAGGCAAAAAATTGGGGTAGCGGCAATGTGCCTGCGTGGAGAGCTAATAGTAACAACTCTATTTACGCTGATGCTTACGATGAAATAGTAAGTGAGTTGTGGAAGGGCTATGATGGCACTGGT